TGGGCGGGCGGGCCGGTGATCGTCATCTCCGCCCGCCAGGTCGCCGCGTCGTTCCCCGCGGAGAAGTTCCGGGGGGTCGCCGCGACTTCGATGGGCCAGACGTCGACCGTGTCACCGTCCTGCAAGGCCAGCCGGCCGTCGGCCTCTGCCGCACCCGACCCACCGTAGGGGGCGATGACGACGAACCCGAGGGTGCCCTTGGCAAGCGAGACTCGGAGGTCGTTCTGTTCCTGCTCCAACTGCTCATAGAAGACCATGTTGGAGTCCTCGCCCTGGTCCTGACCGGGGATCTTGCCGACGAACGCGTCGGCGAAGTTCGGGGTCTCGATCGGCTGGTTCGCGAACGAGAACCCGTTGATCTCCATCGCGGCTTCGGACAGCTCCTCACCCGCCGCGATCTCGACGAGTGTTGGGGCGAAGACGTCCGCGATGGTCTCGACGTAGTAGGCCCGGGTACGCCCGCGCCGGAAGAAGTTGGACATGGCTCTTTCTCCTCCTCGGAGATTGGGTTAGGAACCGGCGGGCTGCCGATAACCGGGTACAGATGCTCGGGGCAGGATCAGGAAGAACGACTCGACGAACAGTTGGCGGTCGTCGTCGGTCTGGCCGACTTCGGACCTGTCGACGACGGCGTGCGGTGGGAGGATTTCTTCGACTGCGTCGGCAAGGTCGTCGAGGGTGGCTTGCGCGGCTTCGGAGTCGTCGCCGGGCTCGACGTACAACCGCACCTCGAACGTCCAGGTGTGTGCGTCGGCGGCTTGCCGCCAGATCGACAGGTACGGCGTCGGGGTCGGCTCACCTGTTGTCGGATCGGTGAGCCCGGGTTCGTGTTCGTGGACATCGTGGGGGTAGTTCTCGAGCCAGGAGAGGACTTCGGCACGGGCAGTCGCGCGTTCGCCCATCAGACGTTCCTCTCGACGCTCTGATCGACTTCGGCCTCGTATGCCTTGACGGCCTTGGGTTCGGCGCGTTGTACGCCGCGCTCCCAAGGTTTATGGCCGGGAACACCGGGGTGACGTTGGACACGCGCAACGACGCGACCGTTGGCGAGGCGCAGCGCGCGCCGGTTCCGAACCTTGATCGGATGAGCTTTCGCGCCTTCTTCGACGATCGCCCACGGGCCGGGCGGGTTAGCACGCACGGTCGCGGTGCCGCCCGTCGTGCGGTAGTTGACGTTCAGTCGGACGCCGCCCATGTTCGACAACGTCCGAGACCGGTACGGCGTGCGGGCAAGCTCGTCGTAAACCTCTTTGCGGACCACGGTCGCGGCTTTCGCAACGGCGCGCCGGGGAACCTGGCGTGCATCACGGGCAAGCGCACCGAACTGGCCGGCCATCTTCTCGGGAGTAGCCATCAGCTCCGCAGGCTCCGCAGGTGCGCCTCGAGGTGGTGCGTGCCCGTCGGGGTCTGGACCTTCCAGGGGTGCCCGTCGACCTCGAAGGTCAGGTCATCCCAGACGACGCGGTCGTAACCGTCGATGCCGAGTTCGTTCGTGACGAGCAGCCAGCGGGTGACGATCGCGTCACCCCGGTCGGTGAGTTCCCGGGTTTCGCTTCGTTCGATGTACGCGCGGATTTCCGTCTCAGAGCCAGGCGGATCCCACGTCTTGATCGTGTTCCCACGGGTGTCGGTGGTCTCACCGACGGTCTGCCAGGTGACGGTCAGCGGGAGGAGCCGCAGCGGTACAGCCATGCGGCCCTCCTCAGGTAGTGACGCGCCGTCCTCGTCTGATCGCTCCGGGCCCGGACGTGGGGCACACCGCGTCGGTACGCCAGTCGACCTCGAGAGGTGACCGGTCGCCGATGAACCGGAACGCCACCCTCGACGGGCTGTTCCCCCGCCCTGGGACGAGAGACGGGTTCTCGTCGCCGACTCGATGGTCAACCAAGGACGGCACGGAGTACCAACACTCGATGCCGAGCGATTCCCAGTAGCGGGTCATGCGAAGGTCGTAGTTGGGGACGTCGCGCTGGTCGCACCACTTGACCATCTCGGGGATTCGTTCAGTACGCACCGCGACGGACACACCCCACCAGGGGCCGCGCATGGCGATCCACCGGGCATTCTCCTTGTCGGCCCGCAGGTGCATCTTCCGCACGAACCCGACGTGCGGCCGAACCCGGCCCATGTAGAACGCGACCGGGTGGTCCCCGACAGCGGCGAGGGCGTGGGCAACACCAGGCACGAAGTCCCGGCAGACAATCGCGTCGTCCTGGGTGACGACATGCCACTCGGCGGTCGGGTCGAACGCGAGCATGGACCGCCGGCCGGTATCCCACCGGTCGTTCCTGCGGTCCCAGACCACCCGGGCGGGCAAGTCGCGGCGGAGCCTTTGCACGAACGCCCGCCGGGACGGGTGGGCCATGATCGCGTGGCTAACTTTCACCGCCGGTAGATGCCCACGGCGAGCCGTTCGGCTTCGACGTGAGTGGCGAACGTGTCGGCGAGCTCGTCGATCACGACCCGCACGCCCGGGTTCTTCGGGGTATCGAGATCGTCGAAGACCACGATGGCCCCGTCAGCGAGATGGGGTTCCCACGCGTGGAAGTCGGCCCGGACGTTGGTTTCGTGATGGTCGCCGTCGATGAACAGCATCCCGATCTTGCGGCCGTGCCACCGTGCGGCGATGTCGGTAGAGAACCCTTGCAGCGCGGTGACTCGCGACCACAACCGGGCCGACCGGAGCTGGGACTCGAACTGCTCACGGGTGGACGGCTCGGCGTACCCGAACCGGCCGGTTGTGTTACCGGGGGTGTCCCACGCGTCCACCGCGAAGACGTGCGCGCCGTTGCCGTTCTTCGCCCCGTAGGCGAGGTACGCGGTGCTCTTGCCCTTGTACGAGCCGACTTCGACGATGACCTGATCGGCGGGGACGCTCATCGCGTAGCCGGCGAGCACCCGGCCGACCGCGTCGGGGACGAGCCCTTGAAGGCCGGCGAGTTCGTTCACCACGCCTCCGGGTGTTGCCAACGTTCCATCGTGGAACCCATGCGGATCGCCCGGGTCATCTGGTAGCCCACCGGCTCGAGCAGTCCCGCGATGCGGTCGTGCGCGGCGGCGGTGTGTGTCTCGCAGTAGATGTCGGGGAGGTACGCGTTGATGTGCCCGAGCGCGCCGGCGATGACGTCGGCTTCCATGCCCTCCACGTCGATCTTCATGACGGCGAGGTCGGTGACCTCGAGGCAGTCGTCGATGCGGTGAACGGGTATGTCCCCGCGGTCGAGTTTCACGGACGCGCCTTCGCGAGACGGGTCGAACTCGAGCCACATGCCCCGGGTGAACCGCCCGCGGGTGTCGCGCGCGCCTGCGGCCCAATCGTGGACGGTGACGTCAAGTCCGTCGTTCAGAGCGAGGTTCGCGTGGAGCGCCTGGCGGGACTGCGCGTGGGGCTCCCACGCGTGGACGACGAACCGGCAGATGGCGGCAAGGTAGAGGGTGTGGTTGCCGATGTGCGCGCCCACATCGAATGCGACACCGGTGCGCCCCTGCTGGTGAATGTCGACGAGGAGTTGCCGTTCGTAGGGTTCACCGTGGACGAGTTTCGAACCGACCCGGCCGGGCCCTGGGTTGTGGATGCGGTACTGCCGGTCGAACGCGTTGATGGTGACCACGTCAGACACGGCGTCTCCGGTTCCACCAGTGGTGCACCGCCCACGCCTGCGGGAACGGTTCGCCGGCCCGGTCGAGTTCCGCCCAGGTGTACGGGTAGAACATCGCTTTCGGCAGGACGGTGATCTTGTGTTTCCGGGCCACGGGGGTGAGAAACTGCGGCCCGGTCAGAACGTTCGGGCGTCGGCCGTGGTGCCGCTTGACGTTCAGGGGCAGCCGTTCGATGAGTTCGATGAACAGCGGGTGGGCGGGACGGGCACCGAGGATGGCGTTGTTGATCCACCGGCCGGGGGCTTCCCACGCGGCGAAAGCGTCGAGGCGGGCGAGCTCGTCGAGTGGGCGCCGACACTCGAAGTCGCAATCGACGTACACGCCGCCGTAGGTGGCGAGCAGTTCATACCGGGCGACGTCGGCGCGGAGTTGCCCGACGTTGTCCGGGGCGATCGCTTCTGCCCGGTCGTAGATGTCCTGGTTGACGAGCGGGGGAAGGGTGTCTTCGGTCCACAACCGGTGTTCCCACTCGGGATGATGGTGCTGCCAGGTCGCGCCCCACTCGGCGAGCTGGTCGGGCATGGGTGGCCCGACCCACACGCGGTGGATGATGC